GAAAGACCAGCAGTTTCGAAACGGGTTCGAAATAATATGTGTGCCGCCCCGGGGAACTATAAGTCTCAGCTTGCTGAGCTTGTCTTTCCGGGTTGCTCCTTTGGCAATGGAGGAGTGAAGATTCCCTCCCTCGCCGATTGTGTCCGTGGACGCTGGGACTGCCCGCATTGTCAAGCGGTTATGCAGTCTTTGGCGTGCGTTCGGACAGTGTACGTTACGTTCGGTATGTTGAACGATGACGTCTCTGAGGAGTCGTTGCGACAGCAGTTCTGCGATTTGCACTTCGAGCATAAGGCCGATCCCGTGGGGTTCGTGGCCTACTGGAAGTACAAGACCGCCGCTGCCTTTGCCGAGTACCTGGGCTGTGAGATGCCCAAGGCGCCGGTGAAGGAGTCGGTGATGATGCAGAAATCCGCACATAATGGAGTCCTGGTAGGTGGACGCTATTATGCTTTCTATCAAATGATGAAGAGGGAGAAATCCGAGCGTTCGGCTCGTTTCTTTTATTCCCTTCTGATGATGAAGAAAGGGCTTCCCCGGCCAACAGCTGAAATGCTGAAGGCCGCTCGTGAGGAAGCGCGGAGGGTCATGACAACCCCCGACGAACGACCGTTCAGTCGGATGGTGACCATTGCTCGGATTTGCGACAGGGCTCAGAAAATCGTGCGAGCTCTGTACCGACGTCATGAGTGGTCGGACACTATGATGTCTTTCCCTTCGGTTTCCGCCCATTTCGGGTGGTCCTGTCACGACGGTGGCGCTTTGGCTGCCGTCCGTACGAGGATGATGGAACAAGGAAAGACTTTTCGACATGCGAGTGAGCTTGTCGATTTGGTTAATAGTGTCGATGAGTGCATCGAGGATGAGACACGCAGCCCCCTGGGACTGTCGTCTACCGCGGTAGACGAACTGCGTTCTATGCAACGATGGCTCGTTGAGGAAGCTCTTAAGGAACCGTGTCGGGCTGACCCGGTGTGCCTTCCTGAGCCTCTGAAGATCAGGACCGTGACGAAGGGACCTGCGCTGCGCTACACCGCTCTTGCTGCTGTGCAGAAGGTGATGTGGGGGCAGCTGTCACGCGACCCGCGATTCTGCATCGCGGCGCCGATGGATGGCCGTACAGTCTTTTCTCTCCTTGGGCGATTGGCTCCGGGGAAGAAATGGCTGTCGGGTGACTACAAGGCAGCGACTGACAATCTTGCGATCGAGATCTCGTCATGTGTTGCGCATTCAATTGCGGACGCGACGGAGATGGATGCAGATTATCGTCAGTTACTGGTAGACGGGCTGGTTGGGCACGACTACTGGTTGGGTGAGGACGATGAGGGTGTGAACCGTGGGTTCGCCGCGCAAGCGCGCGGTCAACTGATGGGTTCACCTGTGTCCTTTCCGGTACTCTGTATCGCGAACGCCGCAGTCATTTGGGACTCCGTCTTCCCGGATCGGGAATGGATGGATGTCGAAATGATCATCAACGGCGACGATTGTCTCTTTCAATGTGACGAGGCTGCTCGCCTCCGTTGGATGGAGACCGCTACAGAGGTAGGTCTTACGCCCTCCGTGGGCAAGACTTATTTCCACCACCGCTGGGCGGTGATCAACTCAGCTCTGTTCGATACAGAGCGACCTCTCAGTGAGGTTCAGCACTTCGAAGTGCCGGGGTTGGGTTGGGCCGATGACGATGGCCCGGTGGAATACTGGGAATGCCCCTACCTCAATCTGGGCCTACTCCTCGGTCTTAAACGATCTGGCGGTCATTCGACCGCTGATGGTGATATTACCGAATGGAGAAGGGCGGATTGGGATGGGGACACCAGCATAGGTGCGCGCGCGCACGCGCTGGTGAAGGGATGGACTGAGG